CAGATTAGAAACTACACAGAAGTAGATTCAAATGTTTTATCTACAGATCAATTAGAAAATATTATTTTAAACGCACAATATAGAATTATGCGTGATGTTCCTATTGATGCAGATAGACAACAACAATTAGGAAATTTTGTTGCTGGCCAAGAAACTATAAATGTGCCAGCTGGAGCTCTTTTTGTAAGAGGAGTTCAAGTTTATGATACGGCAGGATCAGAGATTACTGGAGCTAACAGATGGTTAGAAAAAAAAGATTATACATATTTACAAGAATATCAAGATGTTACAGGAACATCAGCTGCTCAAGGTAAACCTAAATATTACGCTATGTATGGTGGAGCGACTGGAGATACTGAAACCAGTTCTGGAAGAATTATAGTGGCTCCTGTTCCTAACACTACTTATAGATTTAGAATACATTTTAATAAAATGCCAGCTACCTTAGAATCTAGTAATCAAACTAACTACATTAGCGTAAATTTCCCAAATGGCTTATTATATTGTTGTCTGGCAGAGACTTATGGCTTTTTAAAAGGCCCAGCAGATATGTTGACATTATACGAGCAAAAGTATAGAACAGAAATACAGAAGTTTGCTAACGAGCAAGTTGGAAGACGAAGAAGAGACGACTACACTGATGGCACTGTTCGAATACCAATAAACTCAGCAAACCCATAATAGGAGACAAATATGGCAATTACATCGGCAATAACATCGACTTTTAAAAGAGACCTCTTAAAAGGTAAACACGATTTTCAAGCATCTGGTGGACACACTTTTAAAATAGCTTTATTTACTAGTTCAGCATCTTTAGGTGCATCCACTGAAGACTACTCTACTTCTAATGAAATAACTAATTCATCAGGAACTGCTTACACAGCTGGTGGTGCTACTTTAACAAATTCTGGAGTTTCTTTATCTTCAACAACAGCATTTACAGATTTTTCTGATGTATCATTTACATCAGCTTCTTTCACAGCTAACGGTGCATTAATTTACAATACGACAACAGACGGTGGTTCAAGCACAACTGACGCTGTTGCGGTGATTGCATTTGGTGCTGATAAAACTGTAAGTAGTGGAACTTTCACTATTCAATTTCCTACAGCAGACGCTTCTAACGCGATCATAAGACTAGCATAAGGAGGCCTTCCTTATGGCATCAACCTGGGGCAATAATACTTGGGGCGCCAATACATGGCAATCTGAAGTAATAGCTGTTTCTTTAACAGGTCAATCTATAACATCATCAGTTGGTTCTGTAGACGCTTTTAACGAAGCTGGATGGGGATCAGATGGTTGGGGTGAAGACGGTTGGAGTGGAACTTTTACAGTAACTTTATCAGGTATTTCTTTTAGTGCATCTGTTGGAGAGTTAGGAGCTTTTGCAGAACAAGGCTGGGGTAGAGATGCATGGGGTGAAGAACCATGGGGTGAGAGTAATGATCCTGCTATTAACGTAACTGGTTTTGAAATTACATCTTCTTTAGGAACAGCAGACGGATTTAATATATCAGGTTGGGGTAGACAAGCATGGAATAACTCAGGATGGGGTGTTCAATATGCTCAAGAACTTGATGGAATATCCATGTCATCTTCCGTTGGATCTGTAGACGCTTTTGATACTACAACTGTTGAAGTTTCAATGCCTCAACAAATGGATGCACTACAAGGAAGTGCAACAGGTAATGCAGAAACTATAATTACTACAACAGGATTCTCCATAACTTCTTCACTTGGAAATGCTGACGGATTTAACTTTGCTGGTTGGGGTAGACAAGCTTGGGGTAATTCAGGATGGGGTGTTGCTTACACTGTAGAGGTTGGTGGAATATCTATATCATCATCTTTAGGCACTGTTGATGCAGGTGATATTCAACAAGTAGAATTAACAGGTCAATCTATAACTTCATCACTTGGAGAGATTTCTCCAGCGGATGCAATTGGTATATCTTCACCTGGTGAAATAACATCAACTTTAGGTGAGATAACAAGTGTTGGAACTTTAGTTGGTTGGGGTAGAAATGGATGGGGTGAGGAACCTTATGGTTCATCTGTAAACAGTCTAGTAACTCCTACAGGTGTAAGTTCTAGCTTTAGTGTTGGATCAATAACTCCTGCGGATGTAATGGGTTTAACTGGTCAAGAAGCTACACCTAGTGTTGGTTCTTTAGTGCCTGGAGATGTGATGGGAGTAACTGGTCAAGAGTTTACGGTTAGTGTTGGCTCTTTAACAGTTGCTGATGCTGTAGTAGGACTAACTGGTCAAGAATCTACATCTAGTGTTGGATCTTTTGCTACAATACCTGATCAAGCTGTAGGTTTAGAATCTCAATCTATCTCATCTAGTCTAGGATCTGCTGTAATAACATCTAATCCTGTAATAATACCTACAGGTATATCTTCTACAATGTCTGTGGGATCAATAACTCCTGCTGATGTTATAGGAATATCAGGACAATCTATATCCTCTGCTGTAGGATCAATAACTCCTGCTGATACAATAATAGGTTTAGAGGGTCTATCTGGCACACTAACTCTTGGAAATATAACAACAATTCCTATTTACTCAAATGTTGACACCGGCTCAAATAATACTTATAGTACACCGTCAACTGGATCGAATAATAGTTATTCTACTCCAAGTACAGGATCGAATGCTTCTTATAGCAATGTTTCCACTGGATCGAATGATACTTATTCTGATGTTGCAACGGGATCAAATACAAGTTATACTGACGCGGCATAGGAGAAAAATATGGCATCAACATACACCCCTCTGGGTATAGAAAAACAAGCAACAGGTGAAAACGCTGGTACTTGGGGCACGAAAACTAATACCAATTTAGAAATTATAGAACAAATATCTGGTGGATTTATTCAAAAATCTATTGCTGGTGGTGCACAAACAACTGCTCTGTCAGTATCAGATGGATCAACTGGTGCAGAACTTGCACACAGAATGATAGAATTTACTGGTACGATTACAGGTAATCAAATTGTAACTATTCCATTAGATGTTCAAACTTTTTATATTTTAAGAAATTCAACTTCAGGATCTTATACAGTTCAATTTAAATATGTGTCAGGATCAGGTAGTTCTTTCACTTTCTCAGCATCAGACAAAGGCGATAAAATGGTTTTTGCTTCTGCAGATGATGGAACTAATCCAAAAATTTTAACGCTTGCAATCGGAACAGGTATTTCTGATGTAGTCGATGATACAACACCACAATTAGGTGGTAATCTAGACACTAATTCTTTCATGGTTGATTTTGACGATGACCATGGAATTAGAGACGAAAACGGTAACGAACAATTACAATTTCAAACAACAGCCTCTGCAGTTAACCATTTTGACATAACTAATGCGGCAACTGGTAATAGTCCTACTATTTCAGCAGTTGGTGGGGATACTAATATTGACCTTACTTTGGTGCCAAAAGGCTCAGGAGTTGGTAAATTAACTAATGCTAATGGCACTAGTTCAACACAAAAAATAACAACTGATGGAAAAGGTATTGTCTTTTCCATGGTTTTCGGGTAGAAAACAAATAGGAGAAAAATATGGCTACACCAAATCTTGTTAATATAGCAACCATCACACCCAAAAATGCTATGGGTACTTTGGGCGATACTAACAGAACAACTATGATCGATGTTCCTGCAGATACTGCAGTTAGAATCGATACAATACTTTTAGCGAATGATGATGGAACAAACGCTGTTGATGCTACTGTAGAAATCAGTAACGACAACGGTTCAACTTACTTTAAAATTTTAAGTACAGTTTCTATTCCAGCAGATTCAACTTTAAGCCTTATTGATACTCCGATTTATTTAGACGAGACTGATTTAATAGCCGTTACAGCGGGAGCTGCCAGCGATTTAGACTATCATGTTTCGTATGTTGAATTAGTGGATTAATGGAGGATTTAAATGCCAAAAATAATTAAACCAGCAACAGGTGCATTCACAGTAGCATCTTTAAGTATTGACTCTTCAGGTAGAGTTTTTTCTGCTTCATCTGGAACTGCAGGTGGTGGAAACATGGTTCCTACTTTTGCAGAATATGGTCCAGGAACTGGAACTTACACTGCAGGAAATAATGCTAACTTCGTTGGTGCCTACATAACAGGTGCTGGAGGTGGCGGACAAGGACCAGCAAATGGTCAGGGTGGTGCTGGAGGTTTTGGATATTTTACAGCTCCAATTAGTCCACCTTTTTCAGGCCCTTATACTATCGGTGAAGCTGGAAATAGTACAAACGGAAACGGTACAGCAGGCACTGCAACTAATTTAACAAACATAGGAACTGGTAATGGAGGCGGCGGAGGAACTCAGCCAGCGACTGGATCTATTGGTAACGCTGTGGCAGGACCTATAGGAACTTTACACGCAATATCATACCAATCAAACACAGGTGGAGGTTTCGATGCTCCTAGTGGACCTGACATTAATAATAGTGGTTTTGGTTACGGTATGCTTTCGACTGGAATGTCGAAAACCCCGGCTACTAGTGGTAATGGTAATCCTAGGGTCTCAGAAAATGGTATGCGTTTTATGGGTTCAGGATCAAGTAAAGGAAACCCTAGAGGTGGACACCTTGGTGAAGGTATGCACGGAGCAATCTTAATTTACGAAAACACAGGAAGTTAATCATGGCTAAATACGCAATTTGTTTACCAGAAAATTTCAATAACGAGGGAGTATTATGTAAAGTAGTAGATGGCGGAAACACAGAAATATTAGCTATGATGGGAGATAATGGTTTAAATCCAGAAACTTACAATAGAATTGAAATTACAGATGCAGAGTATGCAGGAATAGTAAAAGAAACACATACTTTTGGTTACATTAATCCAGATAACTCTTATGTAGTGCACGATAATTCTTCAGATGATAATGATCACGTTGGAACTTTCACAAGAGCACAAATAGAAGATTGGATAGAAGGTGACATAAGTATTATTGATAGATGGCTTAGCAACAGAAAAGCAGATCACAGCGAAAGACCAGTTTGGACAGCTTATAAACAAACTTTACAAAACATTGATTTAGACGCGTTAAATTTAACATACCCTACTAATAAAACACCAGGACAATTAGTTGAAGACGCTGGTGGAACACCTAGAAACCCTGGTTTACAGGTTCCAAAATAATAGTACTTTACTTTTAATTACAAATTAGTATATTTACCTCTATGTTTAGAAAGCAAATAGAGTTCATATGTCATGAAGATTACGCTCATACAGATTTAGAAAAACCTGAGCCTGTCAGATTACATATTCCAGATTGGTACAAAAAATTAGAACATACTATAAAAGAAGTAACTATTAAAGGTTGTATGCCTTTTCTAGACACATTAACAGCTGGTTATGTTTTAAAAATGCCTCAAGATCTACATATTGAATTTAACGTAGACAAGATTGATCCTGAAACAGGTAAAGTAATGGTGAATGAAGAGACAGGAAAGAAAATGAAAGACTATAAATTTAGATATGGTCTTTGCAATGAAGATAATATGATGCAGGTTAGAATGATGAATTTAAATGGAAAAAAACCTCAATATCATCACAGATTTCAATTAGAAGGATCTTCTTTTGTTAAAAAAAATAAAGATTTTGATATTTTAAAAATATTAAACCCTTGGGTTATAAAAACACCTCCTGGATATTCTTGTTTGTTTGTGCCACCTTTAAATAACGCTGATGATAGGTTTGAAATTATTTCTGGCATAGTGGAGACAGATAAATGGAATTTACAAGTTAATTTCCCATTTGTTGTAAATGGCGATAAATACGAAACTCTAACTACTACAATTAAAAGAGGAACTCCTTATGTTCAAGTTATACCTTTTAAAAGAGATGATTGGAAAATGAAATTTGGGACTACAAATGCAAAAGGAATATTTAGAGATTGGATTGGTCATCAACTTCAAATAATAAGATCATACAAAGATAGGATATGGAGTAAAAAAACATGGAACTAAGAAAGTATTTAAAAGTTTATGACGATGTTCTACCAAATGAAACAATGGGTAATATGATTAGGTGGTTTAATACCTGTGGGTTTACACCGGGTTCAGTGGGACAAGGTGTTCTCGATAAAAATATAAGAAATGTTCAAACTAAACCATTAGTTAATCTTGGAGATAGTTTAACTGAAGCGCATTGGTGTAATTTATTAAATAATTATTTTTCTGAATCTATTAGGACGTATGCAAAAGATACAAAGATAAAAGATTTAGGAGCTGAAAGAGTAAATACAATAGAGGTTTTAAAATATGAAATAGGCGGTCACTATGATTTACACGTAGATCATTTTGCTGCACAACCAAGAACTATGAGTATGATACTTCTTTGTAACAATGATTATGAGGGCGGAGATTTGGGTTTTGCAAATCCCGATTACACGGATGAATTAATAGTGCCAGTGAGAGCTAATAGATTAATAGTGTGGCCAAGTAATTTTTTATTTCCACACGGTGTAAAACCAATAACAAAAGGAACGAGGTATTCAGTAGTAGGATGGGCTCTTTAAAAAACAAAAAATATTGTTTAGTTGAAAAGTTTTTAACAATAGAGGAAACAAAACTTCTTACCGACTATTGTAGATTAAAGCATAGATTTAATATGACAGATTTTGCCAGTCCAAAAGCTCAAAATAATAATATGGATTCTCATTTTTATGCAGATTACCTAATGGAGTCTTTAATGTTAAATAAAGTTAACACGATGGAAAAAATAACTGGTGTTAAATTATTACCAACTTATTCTTTTTGGAGAATGTACACTAAATTTGCAGACCTTAAAGCTCACAAAGATAGACCATCATGTGAGTATAGTGTTACGGTTTGCATAGGTTCTTGTGGAACTGAGTGGCCTATTTATATGGACAAAAAACCTATAAATTTAAAACCAGGTCAAGCTGTGGTGTACAAAGGTTGTGATATAACACACTCTAGAAAAGAGTTTCAAGGAGACTGGCAGGCTCAGGTCTTCTTGCATTACGTTAATAAAAATGGACCAAACAGAGATTTTGTTAGAGACAAAAGACCTTTTTATGGAATGCCTTCAGCGATAGGGAAAAGTCAATTAAGATGATATTTAGACAAAAAGAAGATGGATCATGTAATATAGAGTTTTCTTGGAAAGAGAGATGGTCTCTGTTTATAAAAGGTAAAATAATATTTGATTCTGCTGGATTAAAACACTTTTCAAACATGTTGGTTAAAATGGTCAGCGATTGGCATAAAAGATTTGACGATAAAACTAAACAAATACAGACCCACGATTCATCAGAACCGCCTAAAAAATAGGCTTTTAATCAAAAAAATTATAATATATAATCCTTTCGTCTAAATAGGATAACACAGCATGCTACAAAAAATAGGATTTGCACCTGGAATCAACAAACAAATTACAGCTACTACCGCTGAAGGACAGTGGATAGATTGTGATAATGTTCGTTTTAGATATGGTAGCCCTGAAAAAATAGGCGGTTGGAGTCAATTAGGGACAAACCATTTAACTGGTGCAGGCAGAGGGTTACATCATTTCGTAAACAGTCTGGGTAGAAAGTATGCTATTATAGGGACCAACAGAATTTTATACGCATATTCAGGAGGTGTGTTTTATGACATACACCCTATCAAATCTACAACAACTCTTACAAGTGCATTCAGTACAACTAATGGATCAGCAATTGTTACAATAACTTTTTCATCGAGTCACAATATTAATCCTGGGGACATTATATTATTAGATAACTTCTCTACGATTACAGATTCTAATTTTTCGTCATCTGATTTTGATGACAAGAAATTTATGGTGACTACAACACCAACAACTACAACTTTAACTATAACAATGCCTTCAAACGAAACGGGCTCAGGAGCCACTACATCTGGTGGTATAAGAGTACAACACTACTATCCTGTAGGCTCTGCTGTCCAAGAGAGAGGTTTTGGGTGGGGTCTAGGCTCTTG